AATATCTTCAATCATTTTCTTTGCATTACGCATTTTATTGCCCTTCCTTTCGTTAAATAAGGTGGGTGGCTTTACGGCACTGGTGCCACCCAAACCAGCTAACGACCAACTAAGGATGCCGTTAGTACGCCTTTATTATTTCGGGAAAAGCCAAGACCCCCAACCGACATGGCGAACTACAAGACTTTTCCCTAATCAATACCTGTTCAAGATACTTGAACTACAGTACCGACTATTTCTGTGCCCAAGCTGGTGTAACGCCGCTCTGAGCCTGTTGCGCTGGCATCTGTGCGTTCATAGCTTGTTGTACCTGTGGCGGCATAGGAGACAATGCTGGGGCAGCTGACGCGCTTCCAAAGCCATTTGGCGCAATGAAGTCCCCACTATCTGGTGACAAGAAAGTTTTGATTCTGTTCTTGTCTGCATATTGTGGGTCATTGCTCTTTTCAATGCCGATTACAAAGCAAACTTCCAAGCCCTGCAATTCTTCAACGCCATTGATTTGACGCTTTGCTTGCGCTTCTGGAGACATGTCATTTGCGTCCAGATTGTGACCACTGTTAAGGATTTTTCTAATGGTATCCAAACCAATCATCCGCGCTTTTGACACGCCAGTAGCTTCGTCAATAGCATCGCCATGAATAAAGATATTCTGCCATACTTTGCGCTTATCATACTGACCGCCAACAATAGTCATTTCGATTGGCATCCACACGGCGCTAGTATGTGCAGACTTTTTAAAGAACATCGCGCTCTGTGAAAACTCTGGCATCATTTGGTCGCCGCCTTGGAACATTAAAACGCCACGCGCAATAGTCCCATCTGGAATGAGTGTTAATGGTTCGTTGCTTCCGCTTGATACGGGTACTTCATTTAGATTAAGCATTGGTTTCGTCCTCTACTTTAACTTCATTAGGATTTACAAAATTCATCTGACGTTCAGCCTGTGGCTTCCCGCCTGACATTTTTTCTAGAAGCTTGCCTAGGTGCGGCTCTTCTAAAAGGTCTAGTCTACCAGACCTGTCCTTGGCAGGGTATCCCCACTGGTTCAGGGTCTGGCAAACAAAGGCTCGATAAGGCGTTCCGTTATCGTCAGGCATAATCGCCATCGTAATAACTTCATCGACAATTCCGGGCAATTCACGGCCTGTCTTTGAGCCTTCAATCTGAAGCTCATAGGTCTGCCGCCCGTAATCATCAACCTTCTCGTCAAGAATGCCCACAAAGATAACATTCTTGTCACGGATATGCTGAAGGTGAGATAGCCACCCCATCATCTCCCTGCCTTGCATACCGTATGCTGAACGAGTGTCTAGCTTGCCAGTACGTTCTGATTTGCACTCAGGTTGGTTCTGACAATGTGTAAAACACAAGCGTCCAGCCACGGTAATAGAGTCAACAAAGATAGTATCATACTTAGATAATGTCTCTGTTGGGTCGCCATATGTCTGACAAACATATTCGTAATGTGCCTGACTATATGTGGCTTCTTCACCCAATGATGGGTTTGGGCCGCCTAAGAATACTGCGAAGTCGCGGCACTCTTGCCAAGTTCGCGGACGGATAACGTCAATGGCTACGCCTTCGATAGCCGCATCCCCCGCTTCCAAGTCCATAAACAATGTCTTGGATGGGTCTAGGGTACGGGCAAGAGAAGTCTTGCCCACACCTGATTGACCACAAACAACCATCTTGTGGCCTTTCTTTTCTTTGAGCCTTTGCTCGGCTGTAATGATATTAAGCATTATCATCCCTCTCTAAATCAACACTAACGCCTTGCAAGAATACAGTACGAGCCTCGCTCAGAGCGGCTTTAATCTCTGGCGGTGCTGCATTGAATTTAGCTTCGGGGATAGTGTATTTGACTTGTGCGTAATGACGCGCAGTATCTTCATCCATGCTGTTAAGCACTTTGATGAGCATACCAGGCTCCCATTCTACACGCTTGCGGATATTAACCTTGACCTTATATTCACCATCGTTAACAGTGACGCTGCCAAAGTCTTTCCCTTCTTGGCGGAGCTTATCTTGTGCCCTTTCAAGATACCTTGATTCGATTTCGCTCTTAATGAGCTTAACCTTTTCTTGTGCTTCCAAAATTGTCTTCTCAAGCTCTTGCTTAAAGATATCAAGTTCAGACAATGATGAGGAAGACACTGATAACATATCAGTCATTATGACCTCCTTAGTTGTTTATCGTTAAACACAATCTAGGAAATCTTTTTCTGCATTGCAAGTATTATTTTTTAGAAATTTTTATATCAATGCCATTTACCGCCAGCATTAGTTTCTTTTTTAGGCGGAAAACATCAGTTTCTACGCCCTTGGCATCTTCTACAATAAATTCATCTACACCGTCTTTATTTGGCTTGTAGTAGGTGTAGTCAGCTATGTAGGCGCAGATTTTTTGCCCATCAATAACAATGTTAAAGCGCACTTGTCTGTCTAAGTCTCGTATCTCGTTATTCTCTTGCATCTTCCACAATTGACCGTAGCGTTCTGCCTCCCACTTGCTGTCAAACTTCATTCCCATAAACTCTGTCTTTTTTGCGCCGAACTTGTTTTTCTGGTAGAATCTCTTATTATATGGCATTATATGGTTCCCTCGGAGGTTGATATGGCGGACACATCTAAATGGAAAAGTGTAGGTATAGACATTAGCACCTACAATAAATTACGCAAGATTTGTGATGCTGAAGATAGAAATATTCGCCAGCAAATAACAAGAATGGTTAACCAAGAATACAAATCAGTAGTCGGCAAAGAATATGACACTATGGGCATTGGCTCAGTTGGACAAAAAAATATGGTCTAAGCAATACTGCAAAGACCGCTGCTCCAAATCATCTTTAATAAATTTTGCAGGCGATATGCGTTTTGTAACCTGACCTTTTAGGCACTCTACTGGTTTAAACAAAACACGCTCTGGCTCTACCGCAACAAAGGCTATTATATCGCATTGTTGTTTTGTTAGTGGCTTTTTCTTGCCGCTATGAGATGTGGCGAACTGATAGCCCATATGCGAGGCTTGTGCTCCGCCTCTGCCTTTTAAAATGCTAGATTTAACTTGAACGCGCAGAAAAACATCTTGCCAATTAATAATTATATCAACCGTATCTAAGTTGACTATTTGGCAAGAGTAGCCAAGCTTCATCAAGCGAACCATACATATATGTTCGCCTAGCTTGCCAGCCTCGAAAGGATTTAACATCTTCCCCCCGTTGGAAGTGTGAAATTTATTTCTTGACAATATAGATTTAGTATGACCTAAATATTAATATCTAGCAACTTTTTGGGGAGATATCCCATGATACAAGAAGGTGACGGAAATATGGCAAGGTTCATATCATATGGACAATGCCCAAAGTGTGAAAGCGAAATGGACTTTAAGTCTGACGGTCTTGAAGAGGATTTTATGGTTTGCCCTGTATGCAAGCTGGAGATGCTAACCCCAAGACATAATGAATTGGAAATTTTGGTAGAATTGGAATAGTTATGTATACAGCAGTTATTGTTGTATGCGCTGTTGTTGGTAGTGGCTACGGCAATCATTGTTTTGAGTTAAGAGACAATTGGGGACCGTATATGTTGTTATCGGAATGCAAGGCGCGTACAATTCAAATGTCAAAATCAAGCGTGAATATTTTTAGCGACCATAAGTTTCCTTATGAAGCTAAAAGCTGGCGGTGTGATTATGATGCTGACGGCGCGGCCTGACAGGTTTCGCCTTGGCAGCAATCATCTATGATGCAGTCACAGTTAACACACTGCGTATGACCATGAACATACACTGTCTTTAGTGGCTCACTACAACGTGGGCAACGGCGGCAATGTTTTTTTATTGGTGCGGAACCTGTGGTTGCACTAATTTTTGGAATCATCTGCTAATGCTCTCATGCGCGTTACTAAACGCCGTGCGCGGTTCGGGACTTGCGTATACCACTTGGAATCTACCATCTGGTCGGCTGCTTCGTTCCAATCCCGCGCATCTACACCAGCCTTCATGCCAACAAACTTTGACAGGCGAGGGTAGCCAAGGTTAAACATCATGTTCGCAATGATAAGCTGGCACTCTTCTGGCAAGTCTCTCCAATCTGGATATAAGCGGTGACAATCTTCTAGCGTTACTGCAATGTCCAGCTTGAACACATTATCCACCCGCTCTTGTTCAATGACAGTGCCGACAGGCTTACCGTACTCAGGGTCGTCCTTCTTAATCAAGTGACCAATTCCAAAGGTCGGCAAATTTAGGTGGTCTAAATATATCTCGTACTTACAGCCCTCATCGGAGGCAAGCTCCTGACGCAGCTGGTCTATAGTTGTAGACTTCATTTTAACAGTCCTGCTGTTGCGCCGCGAATACCTAGAGCCTGCGCTATGCCAGGATTGGCGGCGGCTTGTTGACGAATGCTTGGTTGAGAAACCTGTTGTGGAATTCCGTAGAACTGTGCAGCGCCTGGTGTTAGGGGACTCGCTGTAGCTAAAGACGAACTTTTGTTCGGTTCTGTGAGCTGTGGCGCTTGAATTGTAGTTTGCCTATCTCTGTTCATATTTACAGCTGCAGAGGCGGCGGGAACTAAAACCCCTTGACGAAATCCTGTAGACGCAATTCTTGCACCAGTTAAAACCTTGTTAGCGGCGTTCTCTACTTGCTGAACAATTCTGTCGTTTGCAGCGTCTGCCGTGCCCTCTAATTTACCGCGTGTTCTTCTTAGGGTAGCTTTGTATACTTCTGGGTTTCTTCCTATCTGATTTAATATCTTAAACTGTATTAAGTCTTTGTACTTTTTAATCGGATTTGCAGTGTAAGAAGGCGCGGCAACACTACCCTCTTTTGAAACATCACCAAGTATTTTGATATCTTTAGCAAACTCTTCCAGCGCTTCCGCACCATCTTGACCAAGAATTTTTTCGAGTACGTTATTGTTTGCCTTGTACTGTTGTATTGTCTTTAAAAGCTGTTCGGCATTTTGCACGCTGTCAAATAAGTTAGTGTCAACAGTAGACAATATGTCATCAACTAACGCACCTTTCATAGCTTCCAATGCGTCAGCATCATTTTCAAAGAACTTAACAACTTTTTCTACTTCAGCTCTGCTAGCGCCTTTCGATGTAATTCTCTTTATAGCATCTTCGGGTGTTAGCGTCCCTTTATTGAAAGAGTCTATGGTTTTTATTGCATCAATCCTAGCCACAGACTCTTTAGCGTCTACAAGCTGGCGCAGTATATCAACTGGCGCTGCTTCTGAATTTGTCGCTACAATCTTTGCAACAGCATCCCTGTTTAGCTTGTCAGGCCCCGCCATTTCCAAAGCCTCAGATAGGCGCTTTACCTCATCCCAACTTTCACCAAACAACTCCTTGCCTGTAGTGCCTAGTTTATTTATTTGACTGGCAAAAGCTCTGCCGCTAAATGTGCCTTTAGTGAAGTCTCCAAACTCGCTTATGCCAGTTTTTGTCATGGCCTTTTCAAGATAATCTCTTGCAAGCGCCGCACGGAATGGCTCCGCACCGTCACCTAAGGCGGTATATATTGTTTTTAGCCGCTCTGGAGAATCGGGCCTAACAATTCTGCTGGTTAACTGGTCAACATCAAACTTGCCATCCCTCGCCATCATTTGGCGCAAATCTCTGACAACGCCAAATTGTTCCACATCTTCCCAAGCCTTCATTGTGTTTCTGTAGAAGTTCATGGCATCTTTTCTTTGCCTAGAAGCCTCTTCAAAAACCTGTCTTTGCTTCGGGCTCATTTTCATGGAAGCTATATCAGATAGCTCTTTACCTGTTGTGGCCTCGTCAAGCATGGAGCGAAGGGCGAAAAACTCATCCGCAAAATCCCTTCTGGCCTGAGATGATGCCTCTCTAAACAAAGCGTCATTCATCATTTTTCTTGCTTCCGCAATTTGTCTAAAGGAAGCGTTTTCAGGTAGCCCTCTTATATATTCAGCCGCTCTGGCAGTGTTGTCACCAAAGGTTCCGATAGCCCCACCCAAGGCATCTTCTATAGAATCTATCTTTGACTTTATAGATTGTGTTGGAATTATTTCGGCTGTTCTGCCTGTGCCTAAACCAGGAAGATTTACGCTATTTAACAATTCATCAACATTATTGAATTTGTTTTGCACCATAAGCATGGAGCTTCCAAACTCATCAGATATCTTTTGCAAAAGCTCTCTGTTTATATCCATACCCTGTGTGGATGATTTCTCAATAATGTCTATGCTCTCACGCAATGCCTTAGTAGCAGCTTCAGAGGCGTTTTGTTCTGCATCTTTTAATGCTTTGTACTTTCTGTTAGTGACGTTAGAAAAAGTCTCTGACGCATCCATTCCTCTAGCAACGGCGCCGTATTGTCCTCTTAGTGCTTCAGCGTCATTCAACATAATGTTTAGATTGTTCTGTATTCTTTGGTGGTCTTTTAAAACATTTTCGCCAAACTTCTGCTTGTATGCGATAAGACCTGGTGCGCCTGCGGCTTCTGCCGAACCGATAGCACCTTTTTCAGCAAGTCTTTCTAATCTTGTAATATCGTCAAGCTGAGTAGCGGCTAAAGGTTGGTTTATCCCACGAGCGGCTCTGCTTGCTCCGCCAATGGCGGCTCCCGCAGCTTTAAAGACTATTCCACCAGCTAATTCAAATGTACCAGCCAAAGCTGCTTCTGTTGCTACATCTTTGGCAACCTCTCTAGCAGATTGTTTTTGAACACCCAAAACACTTTCAACACCTTCTTCCAATAACTGGCCTGCTGCGGCGCCTGCGGCAGCGCCAGGAGCGCCGAACATAAACGGAAAGGTTAATATGGCGCCAGCAACTGAACCAACTGTTTCTGGTAGTATGCCAGCCAAGTCAGCGACATCCCCAAAAGAAAATCCCTCGTCTTCTATTATAAGATTGCGGTCTTGAGCTTCCATTTCTCTGGCTATTTGCCCTTTTGGTGTGAGCGCAAGCTTGCCAGATGAATCTCTTGTAAAGCCATCAGAACCTACAAGCTTGGTAAGTATCGCCTCTTTAT